CATCTTCTAATAAAGATGTAGAGTATTGGGTTGCACTTGAACCTGAATCAAGTTATGAATAACAAATTGGATTATATATTATGGAAACTTTTTTATGGGTTGAGAAATATCGCCCCACAACAATCAATGATTGTATTTTACCAGAGAACTTAAAAAAGACTTTTAAGGAATTTGTAGAAGACAAACATATACCAAACTTAATTTTATCAGGTGGGCCTGGTGTCGGTAAGACTACTGTTGCCAAAGCAATGCTTGATGAGATTGGTGCAACATCATTACTAATAAATGGTTCAGAAGAATCTGGTATTGATGTACTCAGAAATAAAATTAAAAACTTTGCCTCTACTGTATCACTTGAAGGTGGTCGTAAGTATGTCATACTTGATGAGGCAGATTATTTAAATCCCCAATCTACACAACCTGCACTTCGTGGGTTCATGGAAGAATTTCACAAAAACTGTGGATTCATTCTTACTTGTAATTATAAGAATAGATTAATTGACCCACTACATTCAAGATGTAGTGTGATTGATTTTATTATTGCAAAAGATGATAAACCAAAACTTGCAAAAGAATTTTTTGGTCGTGTTAAAAATATTCTTGAAACAGAAAATGTAAAATACGAACCAAGAGTTATCATGGAAGTCTTAACTAAATACTTCCCAGATTGGCGAAGAACAATAAACGAATTACAAAGATATTCTACATCAGGTCAAATAGATGCTGGTATTCTTGTAAATATATCAGAGGTAAATATAAATGAACTTATTACCGCACTCAAGGCTCAGGAATTCACGAATGTACGAAAGTGGATTGTACATAATCTTGACAATGACCCTGTCCGTATTTATCGCAGGATTTATGACAATTTGTATACTTATGCTACTGCTGGTACAATACCTCATGCAGTTCTTATCTTATCTAAGTATCAGTATCAGTCAGCTTTTGTGGCCGACCAAGAAATAAACTTACTGGCTTGTCTAACAGAAATTATGGTGGATGTGAAATGGAAATAGATAAAGTACAAGTGATGAAACCATTTGGGCCTTTAGTTATGATGGCACAATTACCAGAGGGATTTATTAAAAAACTTAATGGAATTGCTGATGAAGTTAAAGAAAAAGGAGATATGGGACCTAGACTTGCTGGTATTATAAAAAAAGAAAGTGAAATACCACATTCTATGTTAGAAGAAAAAAAAGTCATGGATATCTTTCATGCACTATCTACAAGTTATATTGAACAAGCTTATATAAATGGTGGTCAAAAAAATTTATGGGATGCTATGGATGTTAAAACTCAAATGCAATCTATTTGGACTGTACATCAATATGAAAATGAATATAATCCACAACACAATCATTCACATTGTCAGATAAGTGCTGTGTTATATTTAAAAGTTCCTGCTATGAAACCTAGAAACATACCTGGCAAAAGAGATAAGGATGGTGAAATAGAATTTACATTTTGTCAAACTGATAGTATTTTTACAACAGGTTCTTTTGTAGTAAAACCAAAACCTGGCATGTGTTTATTATTTCCTAATAGTTTATTTCATCAAGTATATCCATTTCAAGGCTCTGGTGAAAGAAGAAGTATTGCATTTAATATGTCATACAAAGGATTTAAAAAAGATAGTGGTATACAAATTGCTGGAGATAGTGTAAACTTATATAATGAAACTAATCATGCAGACACTATACCATGGCGAGTAATAGAACAAGGATATCACAAATGAGTTATGAATTAAAAGAATATTTAAAAGCTATAAATTCTTCCAAAGAGAAACTTATGGATGGTGAAGATGAGATGTGGGAAAAGAAATATCCTGCTTATATTGTAAACAAATGTCTTGCTCCATTTCAAGATACTATCTTCCTAGTCAATGAAATGAACATGAATCACCAGACAGATAAGAAATTACAGTTTGACTTTTTACTAAATACTCTAAGAACAAGGCAAAGGTATACACCTTGGCTAAAGGCGAAGAAAGAAAAACATTTAGAATGTGTTAAAGAGTATTATGGATATAGTAATGAAAAAGCAAAATCAGCTCTCAGTATACTAAATGATGAACAAATTAAAACTATTATGAATAGTTTAGATAAAGGTGGTAAACATGGAAAATAATGTACAATGGACACAGGAGCAGATGTTTGAAGTTCTTTTAAAAGAACCAGATGACTTCCTAAAGATTAGAGAAACATTATCTCGTATCGGAGTTGCTTCTAGAAAAGAAAGGAAACTATATCAGTCTTGCCATATACTTCATAAACAAGGTAAGTATTACATAGTACACTTTAAAGAATTATTTGCACTTGATGGTAAGGATACCAATCTATCAGAAAATGATATTGCTAGAAGAAATACAATAGTTAAACTTCTAAGTGATTGGGGATTGGTTACAATGAAAGGTACACCAGAACCGATTGCACCATTAAGTCAAATTAAAATTATTTCATTCAAAGAAAAAGATGAGTGGATGTTGGAAACTAAATATAACATAGGGAAAAAGAAAGAGGTAGAGTAATGGCGTATTCAGATAAAGTTTTAGACCATTATGAGAATCCTAGAAATGTAGGAACACTTGATAAGGATGATTCATCAGTTGGTACAGGTATGGTCGGAGCACCTGCATGTGGCGATGTAATGAAACTTCAAATCAAAGTGGGTGATGATGGTATCATAGAAGATGCCAAATTTAAAACTTATGGATGTGGTTCTGCAATCGCATCATCAAGTCTATTAACCGAATGGGTTAAAGGACAAAGTGTAGATGAAGCTTTAAAAATTAAAAATAGTGATATCGCAGAAGAACTTGCACTACCACCAGTAAAAATTCATTGTTCAGTATTGGCAGAAGATGCCATCAAAGCTGCACTTGCAGACTATAAAGGAAAACAAGAAACAATGGGTAAATGGCAACCTAACTCAGAGTAAATATATAATGGATAACTTTAAAAAATTTCTATCTGAACAATCAGATGAACAACCTTATAAAATTATTTGTTTTTACAACACAGGCGATTCATCTAGAGATGTAACTAAAGATGGTCATGTTGAAATGATAAACACCATGTCTAAAGCAGTAGACAAGAGTGGTAATAAAATTCATTTTGTAGATTACAATGGAACATTCTTAACATACAAAAACAATAAAACATATATTAATTATTTTCCAATAGATAAAAAAACAGGTGAATACATATCACCAGATACAAAAGATGATAAAATAGAGTACGCCAAACCACTAGAGGTGGATAAAGAAAATACTTTATTTTTGTATAGAGATTTACCAAATGATAGAAAACATTGGGAAGACATGCTAAGGGCACTTGAAGTACATGGTTATTTTCTTTTAAATCCTTGGCAGTGCTATGAGTTATGTAATAGTAAATATTTGTCAGATGTTTATTTAAGAAAAGCAGGATTAAAAACACCAAAGACTGTTCGTATAACTCATTCAGAAGACTCAGAAAGAGCATTTAAAGAATTAAAAACTGATTTTCCTATCATACTAAAACTATCACAAGGAACTCAAACAGGTATTGGTGTGGTAAAAATTGATAATATGAGAACCTTAAATACCACTATTCAAATGATATTAATGTTAGATAAAAAACTTCCACTAATAGTGCAAGAATTTATAGAACTAGAATATGATATTAGAGCCATGGTTTTACATGATAAAGTTATTGGTGTAATGAAAAGAAATGTAATTAAAGGAAGTGATTTTAGAAGTAATGTTTCTCTCGGTGCAGAGGCAGAAGAAATGAAACTGACAAAGTTAGAAGAAGATATTGCAATCAAAGCATCTCAAGCTGTTGGTGGGATTCTTACTGGTGTTGATTTAATACCATCTAAAGACAGAGAAAAAATAGAACCATATGTTCTAGAAGTTAATTCAAATCCTGGCCTATCAGGTATTGAAAAGGTTGTTAAAAATATAACAGTAGATGTTTTTAACTATTTTAAAAATAGAAATAATTGGAGAGTACATAATGATTAACGCATTAAGAAAAAAATATGAAGCTGAAGTTGCAGCTGCAAAAGCAAACATTGATGTTTACATAAACAATCCAGTAGGTATTGGAGAACATCCAGACCTAGTTGGAGCAATGGATTTAGAAATGACAAAGTTGGCAGATGCATCTGATAAACTTGCAACACTAAATTCATATTATCCAGAAACGGCAGAAGAATTTTTATCAGAAGAAAACAAATAATACATTGACAAAACTTGTTGAACCAGTTATACTGGACTCTAAATTATGAACTTTTATACAAATGTAACGCCTTGGGGCAATA